CGCGATCCGATCGGGTGGATCACCGAGGTGAAGGTCTCTCCCGCGGGGATCGACGTTGCCGGAGAAGTGGCCTCGGTCTCCGAACCCGGGAATTTGCAGGACCGCCTCACCATGGCCTGGCAGATGATCAAGACCAAGCTGGTGCGCGGCCTCTCCATCGGATTCCGGGAAATCGACTATGAGCGGATAGATCATTCCTATGGATACCGCTACAAAAAATGGGAATGGCTGGAGCTTTCAGCCGTTACCATCCCGGCGAACGTCGAAGCCACCATCACGGCGGTCAAGGCGATCGATCAGTCCATTTTGGCCGCGTTGGGCCAACCAAAATCCAAATTTTCCGGCGTCTCGGATCCCAAGAGGAGAAACATGAAAACATTACAAGAGCAGCTCGCGGAGCTGAAGGAAGCCCTCCGGGTCAAGATGGCCCGGATGAACGAAATGACGGAGCTCGTCAAGGCCGAATCCCGCGATTGGAACCAGGCCGAGGTAGATGAATTCGGATCGCTGGAATCGGAGATCCACCAGCTCCATGCGGATATCCGCATGAAGACCGTGGAGTGCATGAACGCAGCCAACACCAAGGCGGTTTCCCAAGAAGGCAACCAGGACGCGGCCAGCCAGAGCCGGGGACCGATGTATTTCAAAAAGGCCAAGGACGCGGAAGAAAAGTTCAAGGGCCAGAATTTCACCCGGATGGTCATCGCCAAGGCCCTGGCCCACATAGACCAGGTCTCGCCCGTGGCCGTTGCCGAGGGGAGATGGGGGAAGAGCAACCCGACCCTGTGCGAGATCATCAAGGCCGGGGTAGCCGGCGGATCGAGTGCGGTTTCCACATGGGCTTCCGAACTGGCCGCGGCCGACGCCCGTTATTCAGGGGATTTCATCGAATACCTGGCCGGCCTCACGGTGTTCGATCGTCTGCCGCTCCGAGTGGTGCCGGCCAATATTACCATCAAGGGCCGCGACGGGGCTGCAACCGGATACTGGGTCGGACAGGGAGCGGCCGCCCCGGCCACCGCCATGACCTTCATGGACGTGACTCTCACTCCCCTGAAGGTCGCCGCCCTGGCCGTGGTGACGAATGAGCTCCTGCGGGATTCCACCCCGGCGGCGGAAATGCTCGTCCGCGACGCCCTCGGGCAGGCCTCGGCGAAGAGAGTCGATGATACCTTCCTCGCCAACGGGGCCGCGTCGGCCGGCGTCTATCCCGCCGGGATGCTCTATGAGGAAGCCAATACCGCGGTGGTGACCCCGATCGCCACCAACGGGGTCGACGGGGCATCTCTCCGGGCGGATGTCCGGGATCTTTATGCCCCCTTCATCACCGCGAAGAACGCCTCCGGCCTCCAATTCGTGATGAACCCGGCCCTGGCCAAGGCCATCCAGCTGCTATCCAATGCCCTGGGCCTCCAGGAATTCCCGGGCATCAATCAGAATGGCGGGACCCTTCTCGGGGATCCCGTGGTCACCGGGGACACGGTGAACGCGGATGACCTGATCCTCCTGAAGCCGAGCGACATTTACCGCATCGGCGACAGCGGGGTCCAGGTGTCCATCAGCCGGGAAGCGATGATCGAGATGGATGACGCTCCCGCGAACAACAGCGTGACCCCGGCCACCGCCACCGGCGCCGTAGTTTCCATGTTCCAGACCGAGAGCACGGCCATCAAGGTCGTGCGGTCGATCAACTGGAAGAAGCGCCGGACCGGAGTAGTCCAGTATATCGCCTCCGCCGCCTATGGCGGGGCGGCCGCCTCCTAAACCCCTGTCATCCCCAGCCCCAACCACCAACCTCCGCCCCCTCTTCAGGGGGCGGAGCCCTCTCAGGAGCGGCGATGCCAAGAATGAGGGCCCAAAGGCAGCTCACCTACGCGGGAAAGAAAATCCCGGCGGGGGCTGAATTCGACGTATTGACCGACCGCGACGCGGCGGTCCTTTCCACCCTGCATTACGCGGTTCCGGTCAAATCACCGGAAGTGAACCTCGCTGTGCCCGGGACGGTTCCGGGGAAGGAAGATCCCGGGCCCGGATCGGGAGAACCGAAGCCGAAACCGAAAAGACGATACCAGCGCCGGGACATGCGGGCCGAATGAAAATTCCCCGTCTGATCGGAAAAATAATCCAAAGTTTCCGGAAAAAGGCGCTGACCGGGGTAGACGGCCGCGGATGGATCCCGATCATCTATGAGAGTTTTCTCGGCGCGTGGCAGCAGAACGTTGAGGTGACGGCCGAGGTCGCTCTCTCCCACCCCACGGTTTATGCCTGCGTCACGCAGATCGCCGGCGACATCGGGAAACTGGGACTCAGGCTGACCGAGCTCCAGGGATCCATTTGGCAGGAAACCGAATCCCGGACATATTCCCCCGTCCTGCGGAAGCCCAACAGGTACCAGACCCGCCAGAAGTTCATCGAGCAATGGGTACTTTCAAAGCTCATCAGCGGAAACGCCTACATGCTCAAGGAGCGCGACGCCCGGGGGTTGGTGGTGGCCCTCTATGTCCTCGACCCCATCAGGATCTGGCCCCTGGTCGCCGATAACGGTTCGGTTTTCTACCGGCTGGGAGCGGACAACCTATCCGCCCTTGACCGCGAAATCCCGGCCGCCCCTTCCTCCGAGATCATCCATGACCGCATGGAATGCCTCTTCCACCCCCTGGTGGGTATTCCCCCCATGTTCGCGGGAGCCCTCGCGGTTCAGCAGGGGCTTAATATCCAGCGCCAGTCCTCATATTTTTTCGGGAATAACTCGAGGCCCAGCGGGATTCTCACCGCTCCGGGAGTGATCACCAATGAGACGGCAGAGCGGTTGAAGACCAAATGGGAAAGCAGCTACTCCGGGGCGAACGCCGGCAAGGTCGCGGTCCTGGGGGACGGGCTGAAATATGAATCGATCGCTCAAAATGCGGCGGATTCCCAGCTCATTGAGCAACTGAAGTGGAGCGACGAAAAAGTCTGCTCCATTTTCAAGGTCCCGCCCTACAAGGTTTACGTCGGGCCGATGCCCACGTATGATAACGCCGAGGTCCTCGACAAGATCTATTATGCCGGATGCCTCCAGCGGCTGATCGAGGCGATCGAATCCCTCCTGGACGAAGGACTTTCCCTGCCCTCAAAGTATGGGACGGAATTCGACCTGGATGATTTGATGCGCATGGATTCAGCCCTTTTGATGAGGACGGCATCCGAGGGGGTGAAAGCCGGCATTATGTCCCCGAATGAGGCCCGGCGAAAGATTTCCCTGGGCCCTGTCAAGGGCGGGCAGTCGCCCTACCTCCAGCAGCAGAATTTTTCCCTCGCCGCCCTCGACGAGAGAGACAGGAACAACCCTCTTGCCGCAAATCCTTCGCCCCCGCTTCCGCCGGCGCCGCGAACGGCGGAGGACGCGACACAGATGGCTCTTGCGATTCTGAATTCAAAGGGGTTCATCCATGCTTGATGTGGAAAAATTCATCGCCGGGCTGCACGGCTACCTGGAACGGGAGTTCGGACCATTCTCGAAGCGCCTGAAAGCTCTCGAGGAGAAGTCACCGGTCCCCGGGCCAGCCGGGGCGAAGGGAGACAAGGGTGACCCCGGGTCGAATGGCAAGGATGGGACCGCAGGCCCCCAGGGCCAGCCTGGCGCCAGGGGAGAGAAGGGCGACCCCGGCCCGGAAGGAAAGCAGGGTCCCGGAGGCCAGGCCGGCGCCAGAGGAGAAGACGGCAAAGACGGGAAAAGCGTCACCATCGATGAAGTGAAGATGGTTTTCGAAGCCGAGATCCGGCGATGGGCGCTTGAATTTGAAAGAAGAGCGCAGGACATCCTGCAGCGGGAAATCGATAAGATCCCGGCCCCGGTGAATGGCAAAGACGGCCTCTCGGGCCGTGACGGCAAAGACGGCTCCAGCGGGAAAGATGGGAAAGACGGCGTGGACGGCCTGGGATTCGAAGACCTGCAGGTCCTGCAGAAGGACGAAAAGACCATTCTTTTGAGGTTTACCAGGGGAGACCGGACCAAAGAATTTCCCCTGGTCTTCCCCGTGATCATCGACCGGGGCGTCTTTAAAAGCGATTGTATGTACGGAAAAGGGGACGGCGTGACCTACGGCGGATCCTTCTGGATCTGCCAGAAGGATAAGACCAGCTCCAAGCCGGGCGAGGATGCGAACTGGAGGCTGGCCGTAAAGCGGGGCCGGGACGCGAGGGTTGAGCCGTGAATCTGGTTACTGTGCAGGAAGCCATGGATTTTCTGAAATATGATGACGAACCCCCGGAGCTGGCCCTGCTCATCGCGGCGGCCTCGGCGGCGGTTTTGAATTATCTCGGCGCGGATGCAACCTTCACGACCGTCGAAAGCGACAGCGAGGATACCGCCCCGGTTCCTCCGGAGGTCAAGCAGGCCTGCCTCTTCTGGATGAGGGACATGGATGCTAGCCGTGAGGGTCAAAAGGCGGACCCGATCGATCCGAGATTCGGCTATGGATACCCGCCGGCCGTGGTCGTCAGTCTTTTAGCCCCCCTGCGCGATCCGCGAATGGCCTAAGGAAAGAACCACATGAGCCGCGCCTACAGAATTTGGGCTCCCCCGTACCGGAACCGGTCCGCCGGCATTCGGGTCCTATACCGCCTGGCGGAGTTGCTGCGGGCCAGGGGCCTCGATGCCTCGGTCAACGAGAAACCGGCCGATGAGGATTATATCGCCGTCTACCCCGAGACCGTGAAAGAGATCAACCCCTGGGGCGCCCGGCACGTTGTGCGGTACCTCCTCCATAGACCAGGCGTCGTCGGAGGGCCCAAATCATACCCCAAAGGCGTTTTGAAGGTCTGGTACAACGGAATATTTCGTGGATCGGATATCGATCCTGTCTTGAATATTCAGATCGTCGAGCTCGATCTCTTCAACCTGCAGGGAGTCGGGATCCGGGAAACCACTTCAACCTGGATCGGCAGGGCGGGGAGATACGGCTACCAGAAGGGGAAACCGGTCAAAGACACCATGATCGCCCATAACTGGCCCCCAACCCGAAAAGAAGTGGCTGACTTGCTTAAAAGGAGCAAGGTTTTCTATACCTACGAGCCATTCACAGCTTTGACCACGGAGGCGGCGCTTTGCGGTTGCCCGTCGGTCATCATGACGGAGATG